TTTTGACGCTGCTTATGACATGAATGTTTTACTCAAAAACTATGAACCAAGAATTACTATGAATGGTTTAATAGAAATGATTCACAAGAAAGTAAATGAACTACAAAATAAAAACATTGAGCATATGTCAGGTCAAGACATATATGAAAATCAAGGAAAACAAGATGCATATATTCATGTGCTTCATATGATTCATATGATTAGAACAGTAGATGATAAGCAAGATGATAGCCATTTACTCCATACACTTAATAAACATTAAAAACATTTAAAATCATGAAGAAATTTATATTCGCAAGTAAAGATAAAGAAACACTTGCATTTATCGACAAAACATTTGGAGAACCAACATTATTTGGTAAATACATACAAAAACACGATGTTGTGCGTCCAGATGGTAAACCTGCTACACAAGTTTATTTCTGGACTGATGTAAGCAAAGTAGAAAAAGCACTTAAAAGAGGACTATAATGGTCCTCTTACAATCTAACAGAGTAAACTGTATAAATCAATAAATATTTATTAATCATTTAAAATCAATTAACCATGGAAGAATTATTCAAATTTTTCAGCAATACTGCAACTGAAGACGCAGATTTAACTGAACACAACGTAGAAACACAAAGAATGTACACAAAACAAGAGTTAAAACAAGCTTTTGAACAAATGTACTTAGAAACATTGCGTGCAAGAGAAACAGCTAAAACATACAAAGGGACTGATATGAATATAATATTAGGAACTTCTAAAGGTTTTATAGAGAAATTAAAAGATGGTATAGACTCTTTAGAAGATGAAGGTAATATGAGCCCATCAAATTTTAAAGATAGAATATATTTTATGTTTTATATGTGCGAACCAAAAAACCTTATGGATATACTTTGGGTAGGACATATGTTAGGAAGCAAAAGTATGTTAGAGTGGCAAGATGGAGTATATAAATTTGATACACCTGAAGGCTACAATGACTAACATAATTATAAAATATGAATGTGATATTACAGGTGATCATACCTGTAGTATCGCATCTCTTTGTGATATCAGAGAAAAAGTATTTATAGACGAGTATGACGCTATTCATTTTTTAGCAGAATGTACATCAGTAATAAATAACAATATCAAACAAGTGGCACCACACTTATTTCTTCACGATCAAGAATTAGATAATGAAGCAAAAAAACTTGGTGTAATCACTCTTCGTGAATTAGAAGAAAATAGAATAAATAATATGTATAATTAAAAAAATCATTAAAAATGACAAAAAATCAATTAAACACGGGGTCACTGGAGACATTAAAACCAGGACAAACTTTATTAGTATCTGCAAGATCTGTATCTGGAGGTAAAATTCAATTAGAATTTGCTGAAGTTATATCTAACGGTAAAGCACAAAATATACTTGGTATATTAAACTCATCAGATGATAGATTTAGTGCTAATGCAAGAAGAGCTTGGGTTACTGCTGAGCCTATGGACGCTGAAAAGCAATTTGGAGTAAGTTTTGGTCCTAATGCTGATTGGGAAGCAACAGATAAAGGAGAATTCTTGTATCTTAATATATTAAATCCTACAATAGATGGAACACGTTGTAGAATTCAAATATTAGAAACAACTGAAGCTACTGAATGGCAATCAGAAAACTACAAAAAGGCTGCTAAAAGAAAAGGTAAAGAAGGAGACTTTATTACACACGGTGGTAGTTACATATTTAGTAACACTAGCGTAGTATTAAGTAATAACGCACCTGAACACAACATTCTTATGCCAGACTCTACAACTTTAAAGGCAGATGAAGGAGTTACTGCAGAAGTAGAAATGCCTCAAGATTTATTGCTTGAAGAATAGTTTAAGTAATAGTTTGTAATTTTTCTTTTATTAATATTGTATAGGTAAGTGTAATTGCTTACTTATACAATATTAATATGTTTTCAACAAACTTTATTTACACTCTGTTTTAAGCCCGACATCAAAAGGGTTTTTATGTAAAATATTTTTAAATATTTATTGTTTTATATAGATAAAATGATTATATTTACAAATCAAATATAAATAATTTGTGTATAGTAAGTCTTAACTACTTGGATATGAGATAATTATGCACTGCGATGCAACATTTAAAAAGGATGGTTTAGGCTGTCCTTTTTAATTTTAAATACTTCAAATATGGGATTAGATAGAATTTCTAAACATCAAAAAATAGTTAGTACAAAATATGTTTACAATCAAGATGGTACTTATAAAGACTATAAAAAAATATGGAACATACCTAAAACTATTACTTCTGATGTAACTTTTCAATTACATTTTGGTTTTACTTATCCTAATGATAATTTTAGAGTAAAAAAAGTTGAACAAACTTATGCTTTACCTGTTGGTAAAACATTAGCACAAACACATTATAAATAATATGGGACATATGAAATTTGTAACTATGTTAATCAAAGGTGGTGAGTATAAAGATTTTAAAGAATCTTATTTAAAAGCTAAAAATGCTAAAGCAGAAAAATTTATTCATAATGATCAATCTTTTGATATTCATTATGGTAAAGCAATCTGTGATCTAGTTAATAAAACACTCATTAAATGATTACATATGTAGGAAACGCTACAGCTTCACAAGGTTATCATACAGTTAAAGGGGGTATTGATGACGTTGTGAAGTATTGTAGCGATAAATCGTACATTGCTATAGATACTGAAACCACAGGTTTAGACTATATTGATGATAAAATAGTTATGTTGCAAATAGGTGATAAAGATCATCAGTTTGTAATAGATGTCAGATGCACTGATATCACGCCCCTAAAAGATATATTTGAATCTGAAGGTATTATTAAAATATTTCACAATGCCAAATTTGATTGTTTATTTCTTAAATCTCAATTTGAGTTAAACTTAAGACATATACATGATACTATGCTCACTGAAAGAGTATTAAAATGTGGTAAGAAAATGAAATATAGTTTAAAAGCTTTAGTATCAAATTATTTTAATGTAGAGTTAGATAAAAATATTAGAACAACATTTAATAATAAAACACCATTCACAAAAGAACAAATAGAATATGGAGCAAAAGATATAAAGTATTTAATAGATCTAAGAGAAGAACAAATAAAACTTACAGACAAATATAATTTACATGCTACTGTTAATTTAGAAAACAAAGTTGTACTTGCATTTGTTGATATGGAGTTTAATGGTATTGATCTAGATCGTGATGCTTGGGAAAACTTAAGTAAAATAAATAAAGAAAAAGCGGATAAATTAAGAGAACAATTAGATGATTATATATTAAATACAGATGCATTTATTAAATTCAAGGATCAACATATACAAACAGATTTGTTTATACCTGTTGATGACATTAGAACAGTGTCTGTTAATTGGGACTCACCTAAACAAGTGTTAGAGGTGTTTCAGACATTAGAGTCTAAAATAGATAATGTAAATGCTAAGTATTTATATAAATATTCATCTAAACACCCAATCATTAAAACATATACAAAATACAAAGAGGCAATGAAATTATGTACATCTTATGGTATGGATTTCTTTAATAATTTAAAGAGCGATGGTAAAATACATACTAGCTTTCATCAGATCTTAGATACTGGTAGAGTTAGTAGTAGTGGACCTAATATGCAACAAATACCTGCAGATAATACATTTAGAAATTGCTTTGTGCCTCCTATTATGGATGGCTGGAAGTTTGTCTCTGCAGATTATAGTAGTCAAGAGTTAAATGTCATTGCTTTTGGTAGTAAGGATCCTGTTTGGATCAAAGCGCTAGAAGATGGAGAAGATTTACATTCAGTATGTGCTGAGTTAGTATATGGCGATGATTGGCTAAAAAGTGCTGAGGATAATTGTAATTATATGGTTAGTAAATCTAAATGTAATTGTTCTAAGCACAAAATTCTAAGAACCAATGTCAAAACTATAAACTTTGGCTTAGCCTATGGTATGGGTCCACACAAGTTGGCGGACACGTTGAATATCCCAATCAACGACGCAAAAGATCTCATCAAGAAATACTTTGCGTCTTTCCCAGCCATAGGTGGGTTCTTGGATAAACTCGCAAGCTTTGGTAAGAAGTTTGGATATATTAAAACATTTCCTCCTTATAATAGGCGTAGATGGTTTGATGCATGGTATCCAGGTATCTGGAAACATTCCTCATCTAAAAGAGAATTAGGAATGATTGAAAGAGCTAGTAAGAATACACCTATACAAGGTGCTTCTGCTGATATGACCAAGCTTGCACTTATTTATATTAAAGAATATATAGAAGAGTATAATTTACCCGTAAAATTAGTAATGACAGTACATGATCAAATTGACACTGTATGTAATAGCACATTTGTAGATGAATGGGCAGTTCTATTAAGAGAATTAATGGAATCAGCTGCCAAAAAAATAGTTACAAATGGTTTATTAGAAGCAGAAGTTTCAATTAGTGATTACTGGCAAAAATAATCAGTTATGAAATATGAAATTAATGAAACAAGCCCTAGGCACAAAGAAGCTATGCATACAATTCAGGTTATATGTAAAGCTTTAGGTGTTAGATACAAAGTGCTAGCAGGTGTTGGTAGACAAAGAGAACTAGTAGATGCTAGAAGAATTTGTTATGTAATTCTTAGAGATAAGATGCACTTACCATCTGTGACAATAGGCAGTTATTTTAATAGAGATCATGCAAGTGTATTACATAATATACATTCGCATGAACATTTATATAAAACTTATTTTGATTATAGAATTAAATATGATAAAGCGATACAAAGACTAGAAAATAATGAATATGTTGAAAATGATATGTATGAATGTATAAATAATATGCTAATTAGAATAAATATATTAGAGAAACAGATAAAAAAAATAAATTATGATTAAAACTATGGCCAACTGTATAAAAATAAAAGATCAAGAACAAAAAAAAGCATTAAATGCATGGGCTAGAGCTGGATTTAAAGGATCTGTAATTGCAGGTACTGGATTTGGTAAAAGCCGTGTTGGCGTAATAGCTATAGGAGAAACTTTAAGAAGAGGTTTTGATAGGAAAGGGATCGTTTTGGTCCCTACCACACAATTGCAAGAACAGTTTGAAAATGAATTTCACAAATGGAGTTATTCAGATGTGTTAGATCGCGTTGATATTTTATGTTATCAATCTGCATATAAATTGCAAGATCAAAATTACAAAATTGTTGTTTGTGATGAGTCTCATCTTGGTATGAGTCCTGAATATCGTAAATTCTTTGAGAATAATTCCTATGATAGGTTATTATGCATGACTGCAACTCCCCCAGAAGAAACTGAGTATAAACTTCTTCTCGAACGCCTTGCACCCACAGTCTACAAGATTACCCTTGATGAATGTGTTACCAAGGGACTAATATCACCATATGAATTGTATTGTGTACCTGTTGAATTAACTGAAGAAGAACTAGCTGACTACAAAAAAGTCAATAATAGTTTTGTCTATTGGAAATATCAATTAGGTCAGTTCGATGCATTCAATGAGGCTAAACGGATTATGTCTGATAAAAATGCCTCAGCTGCTGATAAACAAGCTTCTGCACAATTCTACCGCGCTATTAGAGAGCGTAAAAAGATAGTAGATTTTGCTGCTAATAAAGTATCTATGATGAAACAAATAGTTGTTAAACATTTAGATCGTAAAATGCTTGTTTTTAGTGGAGCAAATGAATTTACAGATCAATTATGTTCTGCTATTCAGCCTTTGGCCTTGTCGTATCACTCTGGGATAGGCAAGAAGGCCAAAACTGCTGCAATAGAGAAGTTTAAAAATAATGAGATCAGAGTATTATGCTCTACAAAAGCACTTAACCATGGTTTTGACGTCCCCGACGCAGATATGGGTATCATATGTGGTGTAACTAGTAAATCTCTATCAATGATACAAAGAGTTGGTAGGCTTATTAGATTTCAAGAAGATAAGATAGGTAGAATAGTTATTCTATATGTCAAAGATAGTCAGGAGGAAAAATGGGTTAAGAGCTCAGTCAAAAGTTTGGACAACGTTAATTGGTTGTCCTCTATAAATGATTTTAATTAATAAAACTTTACTCGTATGAAAATAGAACTAGACTTAAAGTTGCTAGAAGAAATTAAATTAGATGCTAATAGCTACTTAGCATTGTATTTAGTCTGGCGCAAAGGGTATGGATATTTTCAAACTATTAATTTAAATCCTAATTGGGAACAGCTGCAACAAGATGGCTGGGTAACATTATGTGATACTTGTATCCTAGATCATACTGTATCAGACAAATTTAAAGATTTGTTTGTAAGCAATTTTGATCAAATGTTTGCTGAACTTGTTGCTGCTTACCCAATGAAAGTTTCTTCTCCAACAAGAGGTGTTAGAGTGTTACATGCTAAAGATCCTAATTCAAAGGCTAATTTAAAGTCTAAGAATAAATATCGTAAGATAGTTAAGAATAAAAAGCATGAACATAAAAGAATAATACTCTTGTTGCAGAAGCAACTGCTAGTAGACAAGGATAACCTTGGATACTTACAAAATTTGGAAACTTGGATTAATAACCATACTTGGGAAAAGTATGAAGAAATAGACATTAACGATGCAAAAGGAACAACAACGCAACAACGAACCACAAGGCTCCTCTAATGTATTTAAAGAGAAAGGATTTCAAAAAATTGATAAGGCCGTAAATCAGTCCGTAACCATTGTTAAAGATGCAATGCAAGGGAAAAGGGATGTCCTCCCAACTAAATGGCCTCGATTGAATAGAAATCTTCTTGGAGGATTACAAAAAGGAAAACTCTATGTGATCGCTGGTAGACCTGGTGTAGGTAAATCAGCATTTAGTAATCAATTAGTATTTGATGTATTGGATTCAAACCCAGACAAAGATCTAATTGTATTATATTGGACTTTTGAAATGCCTGGGTATCAACAAGTTATGAGAACAGCTGCTAAAGATGTTAAAAAACAAATGGCAGATTTGTTATCAGTTGACGACCCGCTTTCACAAGTAGACTTTCAAACATATGCTAATAGAGTAGATAAACTAAAAAAGTATAATATATATTTTAACAATATACCAAGAAGTATAGAATTTATTAAACAAGCAAACACACAAATATTTATGGATCGTCCTAAAACGATGGTAATTAATTTATTTGATCACTCTAGGTTAATACCTGGAACTGAAGAAACAGAGTTAAGAAAACTTAATGCTGTATCTAAAGGATGTATGTGGATGCAATCAAGAATGGGAGTAATTAATATATTATTATCGCAATTGAATAGAAATATAGAACAAGAACATAGAGCTAAAAATCAATATCAACCATTGCTATCAGATATATTTGGTGGTGATAGTATAGGCCAAGATGCCCATGTAGTTATGATCTTAAATAGACCGCACGACTTGTATGGTGTAGAAGAGATGTATTGCAATGAAGATCCTATTGGATTACTTGCCTGTCATGTTGAGAAAAATAGAGATGGTTTGTTAGGCATGATTCCTTATGAAGCGGAGATGTCTACATTCACAATTCATGAACGTAAAAAAAATAAATAAACATGGAATTCAAATTACCAAAGACTGTCGTGAAAGCTTCACGTAAGTCACCTAAAAACATGGTCATTTATGGCCCTCCCAAGATTGGGAAAACAACAATGTTATCTAAATTAGATAACTGTCTTATTATTGATTTAGAAGATGGTTCTGACATGGTTGATGCTTTAAAAGTTAAAGTAAACAACTTAGGTATGTTAGCTACTATTGGAAAAGAAATAATACAAGAACAAAAACCATATAAATATGTTGCCATTGACACTATCTCTAAATTAGAAGAATGGTGTGAAGTAGAAGGTAAACGTATTTATATGAAAACTCCTATGGGTAAAAACTTTGAACAAAAGAACCCTGGCGCATCAGTTCTATCATTACCAAATGGTGCTGGCTACTTATATTTAAGAATAGCTTTTAAACAATGGATAGACAGATTGAATTTGCTAGCGGATCATGTGATCTTAGTTGGACACTTAAAGGATAAAATGCTTGAGAAGAAAGGTAAAGAGGTTGCTGTTAAGGACCTTGATTTAACTGGTAAGATCAAGCAAATAACATGTGCTAATGCAGATGCTATTGGTTATATATTTAGAGAGGATGAGAAAACAATGATTTCTTTTAACTCTCTTGATGATGTAACCGCGGGATCACGATGTGATCACCTAAAAGGTAAAACAATGCCTTTTGAATGGAACAAAATATTTATAGACTAATTTAAAAATTTAAGCAAAATGATTGAAACACGAATCAACTCTGAAACGGGTAACACGGAGGCTGTAACACCTCAAAGAATAACAACAACTATGATTATAGATGATTTAGAGAATGGAATTGATAGAACAGGTATAAGAGAAAAGTATAACTTACAAGCGTGGGAAGTTAAACAAATGTTTGAACACCCTACATTAAAAGGCAAGAAAGCTAAAAAAGTTAAGAAACTATCTTTTGAATTTGTAGATGATACTATTAATCCTAATCAATTAGATCTTGAAGATCAAATCAAAGAAGAAGAAGTAGAACTTTTGGATGTAGATCCACCAACTTGGGATCCTTCAGATACATATAATGATGATAAAATGCATGATGCTATGGTAGATCATGCTGAAGTTAAGTCTAACCCTGATCATATGAATGATGAAGAGTTAACTGACTTTGAACAAGAAGAGGAAGAAAATGAAAATAATTATTAATTTATTAAAACAATATAGACAATGGCTATTAAAAGTAATTCAAGTGAACAAGAAGTAATGGGATCGGGAGTAAAGTTATACTCTGGTCTAGCTAATATGAATGTAATTGCAGTAAATCCTACAATGGCAGAATTGCATGCATTAGATATTAATGTTAAAACAGAGCCTAATTATTTCTTAGAGCTAAATGGTAATGAGTATTTTAAAATAGTATTTTGGATGAAAAATACTGATTTAACTACTCGATTAGAAATCTTGATGACTAGTTCACCAAGAGTTTCACAAACTGGTAAGCATCAATGGATCAATAATATTGGTCAATCTACATGGTCTGAAGGAGCCCCAACATATGATTGGTGGAAAACTGAAGGTCAAAGACATGCATTTGGTGGTGAAGAAACATTAATTAACTTTGTAAAAGCTTGGGCAAATGTTGCTTCAGGCGATGACGTATCTTTTGATACAATTGGAAACATGGTTAAAGGTGATGTATCTGAGCTTAAAGCTTTAGTTAAAATGTTAAGTAATAACCAAGCTAGAGTATTAGTTGGTGTTAAAGATGGTAAATATCAAACTATCTATACTAAACATTTTGGTAGAGTTAAGCCACAAAGAGATGATCTTTTTGTAAGAATGCTTAATGATGACTATGGTGCATTTAATGCAGAGTTTAATACTGATCTTAATTGGGGTGAGTTTAAACCAGCATTATCTGTTACTACACCAGATGAAGATGAAAAAGACCCATTCTCTTCAGATGATGAGAATAAAGATTGGGTTTAATAACAAAAGAACAAAGTTGTAATTTTTATTAACATTCCTGTTATACTTTGTGAAACTAATTACGGTTCTTTGTTCTAAGGGGAGTGCTCGACGTAAGTAGCGGT